GCATCATATGCCATAGTTAATGCAAGTTCAATCAGTTTCATCTTGTCTTCCAGACGGTCAACAAGTTCCACATCTATTATATTATACTCTACGAATTTTTGCCAACCCTTTGTGTAGAAATCCTTAAATGTATCAAACTCAGAGTGATCTAATTTCTTTTGTCCAAGTTCTACCTCTGCAATATAATCCAATCGATAAGACTCTTGTGCCTTATAAGTAAACTTCTTATAAAGATCAAGATAATCTAACTGAGTAATACCACCAATATCATATACAATTTGCCGACGACCTTTAATAAAGATCTCCTTAGGAGAACATAAACCCCAAGGTGACAGACGCTTCATCAATTTTTCACCAAGAACTCTATTGAGACGCTTGGCAATATATGGTATATCAAACAGTTGAATGTTCCATCCAGTCACAATGTCTGGAGTATTATCCATCCACCACTGAATGAAATCACTCAGCAAATCATGCTCATTATTAAACTGCTTATAATAAACATTACCTTGTTTTAATTTAAATGGTCCAACACCCCAAGTAATAATCTCCTTAGTATTATAATCCTGCATAGAGATCAATAAGATCTCCTGATCACATGCTTCTACATCAGGGAATCCATTCTCAGAACGAGTCTCAATATCTATTGTATAGAGACTGATCTTACTAATATCAAACTTAATCTCATCCTCTGGATACTTATCAGCAATATATTGATAGATAAATCTATCCTGACCATACACATTAAAGTTATCTACATACTCATATTTCTTAATAAATTCTCTAGACTCTCTGACTGATCCTGGTTGAATTGATTCAACACATTCACCCTCAAGAGTCCTATACTTAGACTTCCTCTTTGAGGATACAAATAAAGTAGGGGAGTATCTTTCACGGAACTGAAAAGACTCCCCATTCTCATACCCACGAACAAGGAAGTGATCCCCGATCATTTGCACATTAGTATAAAACTTCATCCAGCAGCAATCAATTCGTTATATGCTTCCAGAAGTTCTAGTTCTGGATCGACTATAGTCAGTATAGCATCAGAAGAGATCAAACACTGGTTCTGTTGTGTCAGATTCCTACCTGGCCACCGCTGCAACCTTTCCTTCCAAGACTTACCTTCTTCAATTCTAAATTCAACAGGATCTGTTAATTCACAATCAGGTTCACCTAATTCAGAACTAACTTCCCTAATCTTTGTAATCAATACTTTTGATCCGTTCTTAAGAACGAGTAATTTAACTATCCCTTCCATTACATTCTCCTCCCATTTGTTAGATCCTCATACATTGATCTCAAATCTGGAACTGGTTCACATACAGTAGCTACTGTATGAGGATTCACAATGTATGTATCATCCTCTGAGATATCCATCCAAGTCTTCAGTCCAACTTTCTTTACCTGATTCTTAGTTTCATCATTATCCTCCATAAGAGTCATCTCTGGAGTATAAACAATCTGAAAGGGTTTAATGATCATATACTGTTTAGTATCACCATCCAAAACCTCTTTCACATCAGCAAGAAGTTGTGTACCATCATTTAAAATTGCTACTTTAATTGACATAGTTTTTATTTCTATTTAACTATTCTACCATAAAGAAAGGGAGGTGTCTACCTCCCTCCCTGGCCTTTAGGTGATTGCAATCAGGTAAAGGGTGGACCCCTTACCACTTCCATCTTAGATCCAGTCCTTACGAGCGTGATGTTCTGGTACTACCTTACTGAGTGTAACAGCAAGTAGTCCATCTTCAAAGACTACTTCTTTGACAATAGTGTCATCAGCGATAGTCCATGCTCTAGTGAAGGATCTTTGTGCAAGTCCTCTATGTGCATAATCAGTATCGTCTTTCTCCTCTTTCTTACCTTCTACAACAAGTTTACCATACTCTGTGTAAACTTTAATCTCATCTTTCTTGAATCCTGCTAGAGCAATCTCTAGTCTGGATAATACATTACTTACATTGATGAGATTGTAAGGTGGATAATTTGTTTGTGGGTGATCAAGTGGATTAAAAAAACGATCCAAATAATCGTCCATTCCTATGCCATGCTTATTGATCTTCTCCATCAATTCTGGAAGATTGGCAGCATGAAACCTTGCTAGATTAGTCATCTTAGTAGCTCCTTATTAAGCGAGTTTGTGTTGTGTAGTCCCTTACGGCGACTATACTTTATTTAGATACATCATAGTATCTTTCCATCCTTTAACACAGTGGGAATAACCGCCCCTCTCTTGTACTGCTTTCGCTAAAGGATAATCATTCTGACCCCTCTCCATCATATCTCCAAAGAAATACAACTCATCCTCTTCTTTAAAATCTCTTAGAATCTGACTCTTATTCCTACCCAATGGTGCTAGATCTAAACCAGTCTGTCCTCCTATCTGTACCTCTAAATCCGAAAATCTTTCCTTAAGTCTGTATGCAATATCTCTCCTTTCAATATGTTCTTTATCCCACTCCATATATTCTTCTCTACCAGGTCCATCACCTCTTCCCAGAATACTAAAGTTAACTCCTCCAGGTCTATGTTCAATATGCAATCCATTACGAATAGGGAACTGGCTATGATCTAATTCATCTTGTAAAAATAGTTCTACCTGTTTAGGTAACTTCCAATCATCCCTATAAACATTCTTATCACCCTCATACACATCACTACCAGAACAATTATAAACCCTCTTACAATTGTTATAAATCTCTGGTGTAATCTGTTCTAAAGTTTTATCTCTATCACTACCTGTAACAAGATAAACATCATTCTTCTCAGTAAACTGAAAGAACTCATAGAAAAACTCAGCAGTAATCTTTCTCCTACTAGGAGTTAGAGTACCATCAACATCAAAAATAAATTTCTTCATTAATATACAGTACGAACACCAGTACTATTTCGCATATAGTCCATTAGAATATTAGTAATGTATGATAACCTTTGATAATTACCATCCACATACATATCCAATAACTCTTTCGTTATACTATCATACTCTGGATGCTTTTGGGAAAAAAGATACTGACATGTTTGCAAATCTCTAGTATAAACTCTTGTCTCCTTACAAACTGTCATAAAACATGTTCGTAAAAGATGTTTTATATATTCTCTAACATCAACCTTATCAACATCACCAAGTATCTTATCACCAAAAGAACAATAGTAAGTAATAGATGATAATCTATCTAACTCATTAAGATCTTTTTCTACATTATATTCTAATAAATCAAAATCCAATTCATCTAAAGATAGATCTTCTCCCCATATACATTTACAAGTATATCTAAAGAGATAATCATCTTTAAATTCCTCAATACTATCCACACCAACATCAACAACAATATCTAATCCTAAGCTATCGCCATAAGACTCAGCCTTATCCCGTAGATCATCATCAACTTCTCCATCAATTACCAAATGAAAATCTATATCAGAAAATTCCGTTACAGTACCACTGACATAGCTTCCGCTAAGATAAACTGAATGTATGTTTGTAAAATTGATGAATACATCTTCCATAAAAAGAGAACATATCTCTTTAGACTTCAGAATCATTCCTCTTCTGTCTTCTTTCTTCCTATATTATACTTGGTTTCTAGAATCCAGTCACCCTTATCTTTATATGCTAAGACTTTAATCTGATTTAAAGGTGCAATATCTGATACTTGATCTGCATTTAAAATAGTAATGAGACCCCAATCAGCAAGCAACTGAGCAATACGATTCCTACGCTGGACATCATTGACAGTAATATTAGCCCTCTTTCCATCCAGGGCAAACAACTCTTTAAAATGAACTATAAAATATCTACCTTGTTTATGAAGAATATGACAAGATTGATATAACTTCTTTTCTTTTCTGGATGCAACTCCAATTCTTGTTAAGGTCTCTCTGACCTTGAGGAAGTCATCAGGTTCACCCAATGATACTTCGACCATCTGGTCTGCAGACCAGTCAACGGTCGGTTCAGTCACGACACTCATCTTATCCTATGGCATGTTGTGAAAGTATTTAGTAAATATTTCTTGTATAAGGACACTTAAATATTTTCTTAGAAAGAACCTCTGGATCATTATCTATAATATCCAATTCTTCTTCTCGTCGATCCAAAATAGATTGGGGAATATTATCCTCACTTTCTTCATGAAGAATTATACCCTCATCCATATCTTTAGAATGAAAGGTTAACCTAAAAAGAGGATCACCTTTTTTAATCACAATAGGGCAATCCATATTAACAGGAAGAATAGCATTACTAGTATTCCTTACCCATCTTGATAGATTCCACCATCCACCAATAGAAATAAAATTATTATTAAGTGCTGTGATTGGGTGATCATATTGTTCTATCCAAATATCTATATCATATGTCCAAAAGAAAAACATAGGAAATCTTAATTGAATAATTGGTTTTGGTCCTAACGCATCAGTCTCATCAAATTCAATATACTCATCTAATCCATCTGGAGGCCATGTTGATGGATCTATTTCAAAATCTATAGGAGAAGGACATACAAAAGTTCTATTTTGTTTATGCCTCCATGCAGGACATTCCTGAAATGAATAAGTCTTGTCAAATAATTCACTATTTCTAACTATCTTTGCATCAGCAATTCTATCATTAGGTTGTGCATAATAAATTTTCATTAATGAATAGTTCTATGGTCTATAGTATGTTTTGGAATTTGATAATCAATAGTCCTAATAATATCAGTAACACCCTTATAATATTTTTTCATCTCATATTTTCTATGAAGATCATCTTCATTGATTTTATTCCCTGTCCCCTCTTCGTATATTGCCATAAAGGTAGCCATCATATGCCAATGTAAAGGTGGAATATATCCTGGTGATAAACAAATGAATATCTGATCAAATTTATAATCACCAAAATCATAATCTTCTTTCATAGACCAAGAAAAATTATTAAGTATATCTTCACCCAATTCAGTATCTGTCCATTCTTCACTTCTCCTATTTAAAATCCAATGCCATGACTTTAACCTACCTTGAGACTGTAGATAGTATCCCCAATTACCTTCAGTAACTCTTTCTTCTTTATCTACCCAATACATTTCTGTACGAGGATCATCGTATTCACCAGTTAAGATATCACTATGATGATCAATATTAACAATCTCAATATCAGTATGATCTTCTAAACCAAATAAGATAGAATCATGATCATATCCAAAATGAACATCCTGACAATGAGCAAAGGCTCTTATAAATGTTCTTAAACAAAATTGATAATTCTCAACATCAATCTCATTACAAAGTTCTCTAAATTGTTCACGATGTAATTCTTGTGTCTGCCTCCACTTAATAACAGGCTGCTCATCAAAATCATTTTCTGCCATCTCCTCTATTAACTTTGTATCCCACAATTTATTAATAGCAGGTGAAGATATAAAATCTAAATCTATACTAAGAACCTTCACAGCATACCTCCAGTATCAAGTTTATCTTTAATATATTTAACTTGTTCTTTAGTAAGGATCCTCATTGCCTGTTGTGCTTTCTCAGTACTATACCTATAATATTTCTTAACTGCCTCTAAGTCTTCAATCTTACCCTTCTTTAACCAAGGAGCAAATCTCTTCTTCTTTCGCAAAGAATTCATAAGAAAATCATATTGAAGTTTCTGATCTAAGTAGTGAGACTTATTCATCTCATTAGCAAAGAGTACAGAATCCAAAGATCCAGACAAACATTTGTTCACAACAAATGCTGGATATTTCTCATAAGGATCTTCATCGAGAAGATTTTCCTTTGTGAAATTAATAGAATTCAACCAGTGCTTAAGTTCCATAATTCAATAACAAAAGTTCTTTACGCTGTTGCTGTTCACTCATATAAACACCAACAGATCTCATAGTATATGTGTGATCAAACTCAGCAACATTCCAATGCTTGAAACGATCCCTAATTAACTGACTACTATTATAAGATATCATCTGATGTGCTGTATGATCGTCACACCATTTAGCAAAATGATCATGATTAAACAACTTATGCATCTCACCCTTCTTACCATACAAATTATCTTTAATATCGTATGGTGGATCTAGATAGATAAAATTATTATGATCAACATCATCAGATACTAAATCCTGCCAATCATATTTGGTAATCTTCCAATTCTCAATTAGTTTACCATACTCTGCTAATTTCTCAATACCTCTGAAGGAAAAGTTGGATTCACTTGCTTGTGGTGAGAACGATGAGGACTCACCGAGACCAGAAAAAGAGCACTTGTTAATAACATAAAAACTAACGGCACGATCAAAGTCGGATTGTTCTTCAGCATTAACTTTCTCCTTAGATTCTTTAAACAATTCTCTAGCACTATCTCTATCAGGATAATGATTCTTTATACTCCAAAGAGCATCCTGTATCTCTTCCCCACTATGCTGCAACTCTTTCCAAAAATTATAAAGAGGTTCATAAAGATCATTAACCCATATATCAAGATGAGGATACAACTTAGTAACATACAATGCTACAGATCCACCACCTACAAATGGTTCACGATAATATTTGTACTTACTGAGATCAGGAAAATACTGTGCTAGTTTAGTACAAGCACGAGACTTGCCACCAGGATAACGAAGAGGTGTTTTCAATGCTTTCATAATAATTCTTTAATCTTATACCTCCAATACTCCCTGTCATCATCAGATATCCAAGGAGAATGTACCATAACATATGCATGTTGTAACCAATCTTTGTCGGTCCAATCCTTTTTTGGCTCCTTAATATGATCCTTTAGGCTCATTTTCTTCTAGGTACTTGAATTGTCCAAGATGGAGATACTAAATCAACCATCTCAAACTGCTTCTTATTCTTTTCAATCTGATTTAAATATGCTTCACGACCAGGTTCAGGTTGAATCTCACCATAATGATTCTGACTGTCACCAATATATTCTAGGAGTGCATTATCAACCATAGAATATAGGGTATCCCATGTTAAGGAAGTCCTAAGATCATTGATAACATTCAATCGATCACAGGTATCAAGATCATCATAATCAAGATCCAATACATCACATCTAATATTCACAAGGTCAGTAAGGTTAATAGTAATCCTTACATCAACATCAATAGTTTCAGTCATTTGCAATACTTAGGTATAGTACCTCCCTCCGATAGATCTTTAATTGGAAATGTTATCATCTTCTCCCAAGGAGAATAATTATCAAAGAGAACAGCAGCATTATCACCACTAATCCTCTGTACGAATCCTGTATATCCCCAATAGATTGAGGAACGATTACTTACTGTAACAGTAGTGCCTGGTAAAATCATTTGAACTCACACTCCACCATGATTTCAGTCAATGCCGCGAGAAGATTGATCTCCTGATCCGCGACAAAGGCAATTTGATACTGATACTTAGCAATAATGAGGACAGCAGCAGCAATGCTAGGACCGTCCAAGGTTTGATAAAGAGCATCGTAAAGACGACGCAGAAGTACAGCAGGATCAGA